CATACCTACACGATGGCTTGACAAGCTTGTGAAGAAGGATGACTTGATTGATATGGCTGAGAAACTTTATGCACTGGGAGGTGAAGATGTCAATTGAACTTGATCCAGATCTATTTAATAGATCTAGAAAGAACGATCCTACCACCAGTAAAGAAGCTGAACAAACCATAAAAAGAACTGCTCAAGTGCATGCAGAAATTATCTATGATTGTTTAAAACAACATGGTTCTATGGGTAAGGATAGGATAAAAACTATTTGTAATTTTAAGGATTCTAGTACAGTGACAAGAAGACTACCTGAGTTACAGACACTAGGTCTTGTTGAACCAACAGGAAGAGTTGTGTTATCTGAGAGTGGTAGGAATGAAAGAGAGTGGAGGATAACCACTAAACAAATAGTTTATCAACAACAGCTAACTCTTTTTGAGGAATTAATATGAACGATATTCAATACGCTTTCCCTGACGAAGGTAACTTCGGCATGACCTTGCGTGACTACTTTGCAGCTAAGGCTATGGCTGTGCTGATGGGCAGTGCATATAACATTCCACATGCTGAAGTGGCAAGCAGAGCCTATTGGTTTGCTGAAGAGATGATGAAGGCAAGGGAACAAGAATGAACCTGCCTCGCTATGTTACTTTGGCACAAGCTGCCGAAGGCATCACCAAGTATAGGTACAACCCACCACAGGATGCAGTGGATGCAGGGGTAGTGGCTAGGCGTGTGCTTGGTGAAGACAAGGACAAAGCCTTTGCCTTAGCTGAAGAACTAAATGCTCAGCTTGATAACTGGCGTAAGGAACTGCGCTATCTTAAAGATATCTCTGAGAAGACCAAGGTGGCTGACTTAGTCAAGGCATACAAGAACAACATCACTTACACAAAGCTCAGTGTTAAGGCACAGCGTGACTACATCTACTACCTACAGGGATGGCAGGACAGCAGGGCTAATGGTGTATCTCTGTATCAATGCAAGCTAGGTGACTTAGTCACACCCCATTGTCAGAAGATATATGAAACACATGCTGAGCATAGTGTTAGCTTAGCTAACCACACTCTAGCTGTCTATCGATTGCTATTCAACTTCGCTATTCGTCATGGCTACATCAAGCACAACCCATTCAGCAAGGTGCTACGAAGAGCAGACAAGCCTCGCAGAACTGTATGGAGCAGGGAAGATGTGAGAGCATTCATGAACACTGCCTATTCCACATTCAAGTGGCGTAATGTAGGACTCATTGTGCAGATGGGCTATGAATATGGACAGCGTATGGGGGATATGCGTAAGCTGACATGGAAGCAGGTAGACCTAGAGAAGGGTGTGTTGCACTTGGAACAGAGCAAGCGCAGGTCTAGGGTGACCATCCCCACAAGCACTGGGCTACTCACTATGCTGAGACAACAGCATGCTGAGTTTGGTTGGCAGCAATACATTGCACCATCCAACAACCCTGATAGGAAGGGTGGCTTGCTACCTTACAGTTTGTTTAACTTGTCTAGAGTGGCTAAACAAATCTTGGCTGATGCTTCTCTGCCTAGTGACCTAGTGTTACAAGACTTACGAAGGACAGCCATTACGGAGATGATTGAGGTGGGTGTACCCATCACCAACATCATGTCGGTGTCAGGTCATGCTACCCCGCAGAGCCTAACACCATACATCAAGAACACTTTGCGTAGTGCAACAGTGACACAGGAAATGAGAGGACTAGTATGAAAGTTTATATAGGTGGTTACCCTAATTGGCTTGGACCATATCAACTGGCTGAGCTAACAATAAAGCTAGGGGTTAGTAAAGATAAGGCACACCAGTGGGGTGAGTGGCTCAGTGAAACATGGGTGGGTGATGTGTTGCAATGGATGCATACGAAGAAGAAGCGCACTGTCATTGTGAAGCTTGATAGGTATGATACATGGGCTATGGATCACACACTGTCTCTCATCGTCTTGCCAATGCTTAAGCAACTTAAGGCAGTACAGCATGGTAGTCCCTGTGTGGATGATGAAGATGTGCCTAAGGCTTTGCAAAGCATGTCAGCACTGCCTAAGGAAAACAGTTGGGACATTGATGACAATCACTTCAAGCGGTGGGATTGGGTGATGGATGAAATGATATGGGCATTCGGTGAAATGGTTGATGAAAATTCAACAGACAAATTCTATGACCATACTGCTGTGAATAAGAAGGCAGGACTAGAAGAACAGATAGGTAAGATTAAGATTGACTATGCAGGTTTAGAGGTGCATGAAGCTAGGATGAAGAAAGCTTTCATGTTGTTTGGTAAATATTACAGAGGACTATGGGACTGATATGGAACTAAATCAAATGGAACAAGAAGCAATTGTTGCTGAGCAATTGGAATTCCTACTGAGGTGGGAAAGCGCATTGCCTGAGGCAACTCAAGACACTGAACTTATTAAAGCAACTATAAGAGTGCTTCAAGAATTCAAGGTGATCAAATGAGTGCATGGCTTATTGCTGTAGTGGGTGTGGTGTACACAGTGGTGGCAGTGGATCTACTGCTCAAGGGAAGCACTGGGCTAGGCATAGCCTTTGTTGGTTATGCACTGGGTAATGTCGGACTTTATATGGAGGCAGCTAAATGAAACTACATGAACTTGAAGACCTCATCATGGCAGCATGGATGACTAGAGAAGACATTGACTCTGTGCTGTGGGTGTTGCTGGACAGAGAGAAGAAGCCTGATGAAGATGAGATATCCAATTTATTAATTGGCCTCCATGCTATGCACGATGCTAGAATGACTAAGCTTTTTCAGGGGTATGACACTGTACTTAAGACCAACAAAGTAACTTACAAAGGCTATGGCATTCTTAAAAACCCACCTACCCTGTAAGATATGTGGCAGTAGTGATGGCTTGTCCATCAACGATGACATGTCCACCAAATGTTTTGTATGTAACACATACATTCCCTCAATGAACAATGAAAGACTTGAAGTGATTGATGTTGATACAGAAACGAAAGACACAAGCTCTTTCTTTAAAGACTACAACGAAGGTGTTAGTGTGTCTGTTTCAGACAGACGCATCAACAAAGCCACAATGGAACGCTATGGTGTTGTTCGCAGTGGTGGCTATTACTACTTCCCCTATTACGACAGCAACACCCAACTGGTGGCAGCTAAGCGTAGAGAGGTGAAGGATAAGAAGTTCACGACAGTGGGTGGGTGGAGCAAGGGTACTCTGTTCGGACAGAACCTGTACCCATCCAATGGCAAGTATCTCACCATCACTGAAGGTGAGTTTGATGCACTGGCTGCATACCAATTGACAGGCAGTAAGTATCCTGTGGTGTCTATACGCACGGGTGCGGGTAGTGCATTGAAGGACGCTAAAGCAAACTACGAATACATCAACAGCTTTGAAAATGTAGTGCTGTGCTTTGATGGTGATGAGGCAGGACAGAAGGCAGCAAAGGAAGTTGCTGAATTGTTTGGTAGTAAGTGCAAGATATTTAAACCTGATCCATCATACAAGGATGCATGTGAGTGGCTTGCTGAAAGCAAGGAAGCTGCATTCGTAGCCCGTTGGTGGTCAGCGGAGCCATTCATACCTGATGGTATTGTTAGTGGCACTGGGTTGTGGGAGCTTGTCTCTAAACCAATGGAAGCAGCAGACTGTTTCTATCCTTGGAAGGGACTCAACGATATCACCTATGGCATCAGAGCAGGTGAGCTAGTTACATTCACAGCAGGTAGTGGACTAGGTAAGAGTCAAACCCTAAGGGAAATTGTTTGGCACTTGTTGCAGAACAGCAGTGACAACATTGGCTTGATGTTCTTGGAAGAGAGTGTGAGAAAGACTAGCCTATCCATGATGAGCCTAGCTGCTGACTTGCCTATGCACCTGCCTACAACTATGGTGTCTGACACCATACGCAAGGACGCATTTGAAAAGACACTAGGCACTGGACGCTTGTACTTCTTTGATCACTTTGGATCGACAGCCATTGAGAACATTGTCAATCGTGTGAAGTATATGGCTAAGGGACTGGGCTGTAAGTATGTATTCCTAGATCACCTGTCCATCATCGTATCCAGTCAGGACAATGGTGATGAGCGTAAGGCTATTGATGAAATTATGACCAAGCTTCGCATGCTTGTGCAGGAAACTAACATTGCTTTAGTTATTGTTAGCCACCTCAAGCGTCCATCAGACAAGGGACATGAAGAAGGTGCAGTCACTAGCTTAGCTCAGCTAAGGGGTAGTGCAGCCATTGCACAGCTTAGTGACATGGTGGTATCGCTTGAGAGGAATGGTCAGGCTGATGATCCCATTGAACGTAACACCACCAAGGTGCGAGTTCTCAAGAATCGTTTCGCAGGTTCAACTGGTCCTGCTTGCAGCTTGCTTTATAACAAAGACACTGGCAGAATGTTTGAGATTGATGACACTATGGAAGGGATGATGCTATGAAACAGTGGGATGGTCTTGATGATGCCATCATTGGACAAGCTTCCATATGGAATGGCAATGAGAAGATGGAAGTCTTGGTCTACGATGCTGATCTTATGATCAAAGTGTTTGTGGATAGGGATGGTATGACTGTGGAGGAAGCCAATGAATACATTGTCTTTAACATTGAGGGTGCATACATAGGAAAGGACACACCTGTATTGGTGTGGCAAAGATACGATGAGTGACGGAGGAAAGGGACACACTCAGCGTCCCAAGTCAATAGCTGATGAAGAGTGGGCATCAAGATGGAATGCCATCTTTGGTAGAGACTCATTAGAAGATTACAAACAATCGGAGAATGTAGACAATCTCCAACAAAATGTAAAGGGCAATGACGATGATCTTCTTAGACATAGAAACCAATCTGAAACATGACACCATATGGTTGTGTGTTACTAAGCACAGCACCACTGGTGAGGTGAGGCACTGGCGGGAAGCCGACAGCTTGCAAGAATATTTAGATGGTGAGCAAGTGGTAGGCCACAACATCATTAATTTTGACTCACCAGTGCTGAAGGGGGTATGGGGTGTTGGCATTCCTGACAACATGCTAGTGGATACACTGGTTATGTCACGGCTGTACAAACCTGACATTGAGGTGGTGCTTCCTAAGGAAGGCAAAGCTCCTACTCCTCATAGTCTTGAGGCATGGGGCTATCGCTTAGGCAGCTACAAGATAGGCTTCACTGACTTTGACAGTGGATGGTCACAAGAAATGGCTACTTATTGTGAACAAGATGTTCAATTGTTAGAAAAACTGTACAACTTTCTGACAACAACCATGATAAGAGAAGGGTTTTCTTTACAGAGCATTAAGCTTGAGCATGAGGTGGCACTGATCTGTCGTGGTATGGAAGAGAACGGCTTCATGCTTGATATGCCTAAGGCTATGGCATTACATGCAACCCTTAGTGGGCGTATGTCTGAGATTGAAGAGAGTATGCAGCAGGTGTTCCCTCCCATCGTAGAGCAGCGAGTCTCTGAGAAGACAGGCAAGCAGCTTAAGGATAAGATTACCATCTTTAATTCTGGTAGTAGGCAGCAGATTGCTGAGCGATTGGCAGGGCTTGGTGTTGTCTTCACAAAGAAGACAGACAAAGGCAATGTCATTGTTGACGAAGCTGTGCTTGAGAAGATTGACCTACCTGAAGCTAAGCTTGTAGCTGAATACTTAATGATTCAAAAGCGTGTAGCTCAGATTAGTAGTTGGCTTGAGCTAGTTGCTGATGATGGTAGGGTGCATGGTAGGGTAACTACTAATGGTGCTGTCACTGGCAGAGCTACACACAGCAGTCCTAACATGGCACAGATCCCTGCCGTGGGTGGTCCCTATGGTGCTGAATGCAGAGAGGTATGGACAGTGCCTAAGGGGTATAAGCAGGTGGGTGTAGACCTATCAGGCATTGAGCTTCGTTGCTTAGGTCACTACCTGAATGACCAAGAGTGGATGGATGAGTTGCTTAAAGGAGACATTCACTGGTTCAATGCACAGAGCTTTGGCTTAGTTGACAAAGGCACTGTGAAGGACGATAACAATCCTGAGCATAAGAAGGCTAGGAATATTACCAAGACCCTAACCTATGGTGTGTTGTATGGAGCAGGGGCAGCTAAAGCTGGATCGATTGTTGGTGGTAACAGTAGCAGAGGTAAGAAACTTATTGATAGTTTTATCAATAACACACCCGGCCTTTCTGCCTTGAAGAAGAAGATATCTAGGCTGATGGCTAAGGGTCATCTCCCTGCATTGGATGGACGCAGGGTGTGGGTTAGATCTGAGCATGCTGCCTTGAACACCTTGCTTCAAAGTGCAGGTGCTATCGTAGCTAAACAATGGCTTGTTGAATCAACAAAGCTGTTGCAAGAGAAGGGAATAAATGCTAAACTGTTAGCGTTTGTTCATGACGAAACACAATGGGAAGTGCGAGAAGATCAGGCAGAGGAAGCAGCTAGGCTCATAGAGCAAGCAGCTACCAAAGCAGGTGAGGCTCTAGGTTTCCGTTGCCCAGTTGATGCCGAAGGTAAGGTTGGCAACAACTGGCGTGAGTGCCACTGACGTTACTAGTGGGTTTTTATATTGGAGAATATTATGACTGAAGAAAAGAAAGCTATTAAGCTTAAGGCTGATTTGTTCTGGTGTCAACACACTAAGATTAATGAGATGTCTGGTAAGTTTCAGGTTAACCTGTGCAACTTGTCTGATGCTGCTGTTGAAGCATTGGAAGAGATGGGCATCAGTGTTCAAACTGGTGAAGACAAGAAGGCTGACATGGGCAGGTACATCACTTGCAAATCAGAGAAGCCTATGCGTGTCTTTGACGTTGAGAACGATGAAATCACTGAAGCAATTGGTAATGGCAGCAAAGCCAAAGCCTTGGTGTCTTCATACTCTTGGACATACAAGAACAAGAAAGGTGTTAGCCCTTCATTGAAGAAGCTGGTTGTCACTGACTTGATTGAGTATGCTGCAGCAAGCGGCATCAGTGCAGACGATGAGGATGTGCTGTAAATGAAAGCCCTGTTCGATAGCGATATCTTCGCTTATCGAGCAGCATCTGCATGTGAGGACGAAGACGAAGCAACGGCACAGCGTACACTGGATCGTTTAATTGTTGATGTCCTCATGTGCGGTGTTGATACCATCTATCCTGATTGCTTCGTGGATAATTGGAGCATGCACCTAACAGGTAAGAACAACTTCCGATATCAGATAGCCACCACTGTGCCTTACAAAGGTAACAGGGTGGACAAGCCTAAGCCAAAGCATCTAGCTTTTCTTAGAAGCTATTTAGTAAAAGAATGGGGTGCTTCTATATCTGAAGGTGAAGAAGCTGATGACACCATTGCCATTGAAGCTACTAAGCTTGGTGACAATTGTGTCATTGTGTCTTTAGACAAAGACTTAGATCAGATTGTTGGTTGGCATTACAACTTTGTTAAGCGTCTGGGTTATTACATCACACCAGAAGAAGGTTTGGTTAAGCTGTATACGCAGATGATTACAGGGGATGCTGCTGATAACATCAAAGGATTGTTCCGTGTTGGTCCAGTGAAAGCAGCCAAGATAATTGGGGACACAACAGATGAACTTGAGCTATACAACAAAGTGTTGGAAGCTTACGAGGGTGATGCTGAGCGTGTGTTAGAGAATGCTCAGCTTCTTTTTCTACGAAGATATGAAGGACAGGTATGGACTCCTCCACAAGCTTAAAGCCAAACGACATTGCACTAATCCTCCGTCCTACTCTTGTAGACGGGGTGTATCAAAAGCACTTTCAGGTGTTAGTCAGTGGCTTTGGTCCACTCACTATCAGTGAAGATGATATTAATAACTTGATTGGTATGGCTACGATATTGGCAGCAACCATTCAACACATGGAAGAAGATGAGGAGCTTGCTAATAAGCTTGTTGAGTATTGCGGTAAGATGTTTGCTGATGTTGGTGACTTCTCTTACAACGCAGACCATGACAGCTTTGGTGATGGCAGCTTCACCATTAACACCAAGACAATTGGAGGCATCCAATGAACATAGATGACACACTAATACAACGAGGTGTTAGGTATGGCAACTACAAAGAAGATGTCTCTAGAGTTTCTCAAGCTTTAAAAGAATCTGTCAGATCTGGTGCTGAATGGAAAGAGATGGATGATGATATGAAGGAAAGCCTTGATCTCATCTGTAACAAAATCTCTCGCATTGTTAATGGTGATCCTTGGTATCATGACTCATGGCATGACATCATTGGCTATGCTCGGCTGATAGAAGAAAGACTGGAACGATTATGATTGCTGTTGACATCCACTTAAAGGTTTTCTTTAAACCTCAAGACCTACCCAATGTCTACTTAAATGAAGAGGTGCTGAGTGAAGCCATCACTGAAAACTTAACTGCTTCGTTGGAACGAATGGATGCACAGGAAGTGCTCTTTTGTTTCGTGGATATTGAAGGACTAGAATGAATGTTAATTCTGTAACCATTAGAGAAGCCAGTAATGGCTTTGTTGTTGAGCATGTAGCTGAGGGAGAATATGATAAGTATCTTTCTGAGTTTGTTGCTCTAGATATTGATGAAGCTTTAGCAATAGCTAGGGATTTATTTGTGCATTACGATGCTGCTGACATGTCGCATCTAGTAGATACACCAATTGGTAGATAATAAAAAAAGAAATGGTGGTGAATGGACTGACTCTAGATTCAGAAGCTTCGTCACCTCTGCCCTTCGTGCTGCGTCTAGGCGTTGGCCTCCTAAGTACAAGGCTCTTAAAGAAGCCTTCGTTGGTAGGAAGACTAACAAGAAGACAGGCAAGTTGGCAATGCATTACAAATGTGCTGAATGTAAGAAGCAGTTTGTTGCAGCAGATGTACAGGTAGATCATGTGTTACCAGTGGTAGATCCTAAGGTGGGGTTTGTTAGTTGGGACATGTTCATTGACCGCATCTTCTGTGAGATAGAAAACCTACAAGTGATGTGTAAACCCTGTCACAAAGTGAAGACAGAACTAGAGAAGGCAGAAAGGAAAAAGAAATGAATGTACTATTGCTAGAAGAACATGACGATGGTAGTGCCACCTATACATTTGATTTAACAATTGAAGAACGGGACACCCTACTCAGCTTAGGTATAATAACAGCCCTTAAGAATGGCATTCAAGAAGGAAGTAAATATGTCAGTAACACTGATCTGGGCTACACCCAATGCGGAACACCTGATAGCTTACATGGCGAGGGTGAGCAACCCAGAGAATCAGGACAGCCCTGACACAGCACCTAAGCTGCTGAAGTATTTGATGGACAACAAACACTGGAGTCCATTTGAGATGGTGAATGTGTGCATGGAAATAGAAACCACCCGTGACATTGCCCGTCAAATCCTGCGACACAGAAGCTTTAGCTTCCAAGAATTCTCACAACGCTATGCCATTTCCTCACGCTATGAAACCAGTGAAGTGAGGCTACAAGATAACAAGAACAGACAGAACTCTATAGCAGTTCAGGACCGTGAGTTGATGGCGGTGTGGGATGAGCTACAGACAGATGTTTTGGTGGCTTCTAGGCGGTCCTATGAGGCTGCATTAAGCCTTGGCATAGCTAAGGAGGTGGCACGAAAGGTGTTACCTGAAGGACTAACCACCAGTAGAATGTACATGAATGGTACATTGAGAAGTTGGATGCACTATGTTGATATCCGTTGCGATAATGCAACACAGAAAGAACATCGTGATGTAGCAGACCAATGTAAGACAGTGCTAACTAACTTGTTTCCTTCTCTATTTGTAGCTGGCAAGTAGAAGTCAACTGAGGTATAACTACCTTTCCTTTCGGGAGCTTTTGCTCCCATTTTTTTCACCACAACAAAGGTATTTTATATGACAAAGTATAAGGTCAACATTGACCTGTCTCGGGACAGCTTGTTCGATGAACTAGGCATCCAGAGATTAAGAGAAAGTTACATGAAGGATGAAGAGGCTAGTCCTCAAGAAAGATTTGCTTATGTTTCGGAATCGTTTGCGTCAAGTCAAGAGCATGCTCAGCGATTGTATGACTACAGTAGTAAGCACTGGCTTAGCTACTCTACACCTATCCTATCTTTTGGTCGCTCTAAGCGTGGTTTCCCTATTAGCTGCTTCCTTAATTATATGGATGATAGTGCAGAAGGCTTGGTCGATAACCTATCAGAAACTAACTGGCTATCCATGTACGGTGGTGGTGTCGGGGTTCATGTTGGTATCCGTAATGGCGATGATAAGTCTACTGGTGTTATGCCCCACCTTAAGATTTATGATGCTAGTTCATTGGCCTACCGCCAAGGACGCACAAGACGGGGTAGCTATGCTGCCTACCTAGACATCCACCACCCTGACATCATCCAGTTCTTGGAGATGCGTAAGCCTACAGGTGATCAGAATGTACGCACACTGAACCTGCATCACGGCATCAACATCACTGATGAATTCATGACCATCATTGAGAAGGCTATGAAAGACCCTGACTTTGATGACAGCTTTCAGCTTAAGAATCCTGCCAGTGGTGAGGTGGTAGAAACTGTGTCTGCTAAATATCTGTGGCAGAAAATACTGGACCTGCGTATGCAAACAGGTGAACCATACTTGGTGTTCATTGACACAGCTAACAAGGCTATGCCTAAGTGGTTAAGTGACAAGGGCTTGAAGATTAATGGCAGCAACTTGTGTACAGAAATCTTCTTACCAACTAACGAGAAACGCACAGCAGTGTGCTGCTTGTCTTCCCTCAACTTAGAATACTACGATGATTGGAAAGATGATAAACAATTCATCTTGGACGTTATGGAAATGCTAGACAATGTCTTGCAATATTTCATCGACAAAGCACCATCAACAATTGCTAGGGCTAAGTACAGCGCAATGATGGAGCGTAGTATTGGAGTGGGAGCATTAGGCTTTCATGCATTCTTACAGAAGAAAGGTGTAGCCATCGATGGTGTGATGGCTAAGAGCTTTAACAATGAAATATTTAAACATATACATGCTTCGTGTATCAAGGCTGATAGTGTCTTGGAGCAGCAGCGTGGTAGTTGTATCGATGCTGGTCACGGCAATATTAATAGAAGGTTTAGTCATCATACTGCTATTGCCCCTAACGCTAGTAGCAGCCTTATCATGGGCAATACTAGCCCTTCAGTCGAGCCGTACAGAGCGAATGTATTTAGACAAGACACACTTAGTGGATCATTCGTCTATAAGAATAGGTTCTTAAAGGCACAACTTGCTGCACTGGGTATGGACGATGACGATGTGTGGGCATCCATCATCAGCAACGAAGGATCTGTACAGCACCTAGACATCTCTGATCAATTGAAGGAAGTGTTTAAGACTGCTATGGAGATTGATCAGCGTTGGTTGGTTGAGCTTGCATCAGACAGACAGAAATACATTGACCAAGGCCAGAGCATCAACTTGTTCTTCCATGCCAATGTATCCATTAAATACTTACATGCCATTCACTTCCTTGCTTGGAAGAGTGGGCTTAAGAGCCTATACTATCTTCGTTCAGAGAAGGTAAGGAAAGCAGATAAGGTGGGTGCTCAGATCAAGCGTCAGCGTATTGAAGACGATATTGATTTGAAGCAGGTGGCAGAAGGTGAAACTTGTTTAGCATGTGAAGGATGATATGGTAAAAACTAAATTAGATATTACGCAAGAGCGTACAACATTCAAACCCTTTAAATATCCTTGGGCTTATGATGCTTGGCTGCAGCATGAGCAGAGCCATTGGCTTCACACAGAAGTGCCTATGTCTGAGGATGTTAAAGACTACAAGAAGCTAAGCAAACATGAGCAAGAGTTTCTAACAAAGATATTACGCTTCTTTGTACAAGGTGACTTGGACATTGGCAGTGGTTATCATGACCACTACATTCCAGTGTTCAAGCAACCTGAAGTGAGGATGATGATGAGTGGTTTCGCAGGTAGGGAAGCCCTGCATGTAGCAGCCTATGCCCACCTCATTGAAACCTTGGGCTTGCCTGAGTCTACATACAATGAGTTCCTTGAATATAAGGAGATGGTGGAGAAGCATGACTACATTAACAATCTTAGTGCAGCACCAATGGCTGAGAAGATTGCTGCCATCTCTGCCTTCGGTGAGGGCATGCAACTATTCTCTAGCTTTGTTATGCTGCTTAACTTTGCAAGGAATGGTAAGCTTAAAGGACTAGGTCAGATCATTGCTTGGTCTATTGTGGACGAAACTCAACATGCTGAAGGCATGATTAAGGTCTATCGTGAATATGTTAAGCACAACAAAGATGAGAGCACTTCGGATCGCATCAAGGAAATTGCAGATCAAATGGTGGGTCTGGAGGATCAGTTTGTGGATCTGGCTTTTTCAATGGTCGAGGTCGAGAAGCTTACGAAAGAAGAAGTGAAGCAATACATTCGCTACATTGCAGATCGTAGGCTCATCTCTATGGGGATGAAGGGCATTTATAAGATCAAGAAGAACCCTCTGCCTTGGGTGGATGGTATGTTGGGTGTTAGCCACACCAACTTCTTTGAGCAGCGTGTAACAGACTACAGCAAGGGTGCTACCACTGGTACTTGGGATGATGTGTGGGGTAAAGCAGCATGATTGTTGTAGAACTAAGACAAGGCATTGGAATTGATATTGAATTCAATGACACTATCTGCCACATCATAGATGATGGTGGACCACAGGATAAATTGTTTTCATATAGTGGTATACTAATCAAGTTGCCTTTTCTTAGTATCTACATTGGTGAGTTTGAAGAGATTGGTGAACTCATCAAAGGCGATAAACCTACAGGGGAATAACATGCAAGTCAAGTCTGAACGATCTGCACCATTGCGTATTCAATTTGAACAAGGCTATAAAGCTTTCAGACATGGATGGTTGGTCAATCAATATGAACCATCATCTGTGGCAGGTAAAGAGTGGCAACGAGGATTTGATCGTGGCTACTTTGATAACATTGAAAGACTCAATGGCTACCAAGCGGTTCGATAAAGAACTACACGACACCTACGACAAGTTTGGAAGAGATGTAGTTAAAGGCTATGTCTCTTCTTCTTGGGATATGGAAGCAAGAGATAATCCTGACAGGTATGGGGTTGATCTGCATCTATATAAAGATGACTTGTTGATTGGATATGCTGAGGTAGAAGTCAGACTGTCATGGAAAACTGTAGAGTTTCCTTATGAAGATTTGAATGTACCTGCTAGGAAGAAGAAGCTCTTAACACAGGAGCTACCTACACACTTCTTCTCAATTAACAAAGATGGTACAGCATTGTTTCATTGCGAAGCTGCTGCTGTGTTAGCTTCAGAAGTTAAAGAGTCTAGAAATAAATATGTCTACCAAGGTGAACTCTTTTACAAGGTTCCTCTTGATAGACTATCTTATGTTGTATTACCTACGACTTGCTAGGCCACCCCTAGCTAAGCCAATTCTTTTCTTAGTTTCTTTATCTCTGTAGGTTCCACCTACTAAGTCTCTAATATTATTCACTGCTTTAGTTTCTTCTTTGACAGCAGCAGACATCTCTGCATTAGAGCTATTTGAATCAACCTTGATTTCACTCACTGTATTAAGTTGTTTCTGTAATACTTTAAGAGCCTCGGCCTTGTCTTTACTACCTACTTTTTCTAATGATTCAATAACATCAGGAATAAAGGTAGATAAGTCAAATTTAAATTCATATGCATATCTAGATATTCTATTAATTTTAGAAGCTGTTGATTGATTGCTAGTAACAATTGGTTTTAAGCCAGATTCACTAGCAGCTTTACTACCTGTTTCGCTAAACTCATTTCTAATGAGGCCACGAATAAGACGATAAGCTTTTAATGCTTGTACTTCTTCACTACCAAGTCCACCTTCTTTAACAGGCTTCAATGATTTTGGAGATAGATAGTTCTTCTTCAGCTCCTCTAGATTTTTAAATGAGTTTCTATAGATTTCTTCTTGTTGCTTAAACAAAGGAGTTTTCTTTTCTGTCTCATACATGTTTCTAGTGATAGCCAGCTTTTCACTTTCTGTAAAAGAATCTTCAGACTCTCTCATGCCAATAGATCTTGGAAGACCTAAAGGTCTAGCCACTGTAGGAGAACCAGTAATAGATCTAGCAACAGTATTCATATCTGCCCTATCTTCTTTTTTCTTATACTGATCTCTAGACATATTGATTCGTCTAAATTCATAGTCAGCATAGGGGATAGATGTTTGAACAATGTTCTCGGGGTTTGTTCCACCAAAGCTGGTGTTAGCATAGTTAAATCTAGCATCATCTGTAAAAGATGTTGCTCCTACTCCCATCTCCCTCTGTCCAGCAGCTTCTTGTGATAGTGTTTGAGGATCTGTAAAACCTTTGGCAGCTCTCTCTGATATGTTGTATTCTGATCCATGATAAAGAACCTTAGGTTTTCTATCTTTGTACTTCTCTCTAAGTTTATTTAACTTATCCTGTAGAGGAAGAGAGAAAGAAACAAAATCTTCTACAGCTTTAGGATCATTAACATCTACTTCTTTTCCTTTAGCTGCCCTGTATTCACCCTGAGCTACAGCAATAACATCATCCTCAATTTTACCTGAGACATTAGGCATCTCAATCAGCTTATCAAAAGCATCTGTTCTTATTTGCTTAATAGCAGTCAATGTATTCTGTCTAACCTCAAAGTCTGAAATGATATCTGAGTCTCTACTAAATCCATACTTAGGGCCATTTAAATCCCCCTCAGCTATGCCTTTCATATAAGGAGTCATAGGAGTAGGCTTCTCCATAGGAAGCTCTGTCTTAATCTCTGGCAACACCTCAGGCTCTACCTTAGGTGGTGGAGTGAAGGAGGCTTCAGCATCTGATACCAGCTTCTCCATCTCTGCATCAACAGGCTTAGGCTCAGACATAGCAGATTTAGTTTTGCTCTTAGCTTTAACTACTGGTGTAGCCAATGGTTGTTCTAATACTGGTGCTTCTTTTACTACTACCTTAGCTGCTGCATCCTGCATCTCTTTTAACAAAGACATTGAACTCTTCATTACAGCAGAAGAGCCAACTTCTTTACCAATTTGTTTAGCAGCTAAGCCACCAACTTGATAACCAATAACACCACCAGTGGCTTTCTCTGTTGGCTTCTGTACAACAGAAGCATTTTCTTTTAATGCCTTAGATATTTCCAAAGCTTTTTTATACTTCTTAAAGTCAGTATCGCTTTCAAGTGAAACACCATAGTTCTGTTTGTAAAAATCTAAAGTTACTCTACGAAGTTTTGGAGGCACAGCTTCAAACTGTTTCTGTTCAATAGGCGGTACTTTTTTCATGCTGTAGAATTCAGCAATCGATTTATCTATTGCTATCTTCTTTGCATCAGCCTGTAATTCTGACAAGGCAGTCTTTAAATCAAGAGCCTTACCTGCATCAGTAGCATTCTTATACAAATCCATATTAATAATAGGATTGATATACTTATCAATATTGTTAGCTATATATTTTCTAGCTTCAGCATCAACTGTCTTATCACCTGTGGTAGCAAAGATAGCATTGAATGGAATTTTCCTAGCTTCAATCTCAGTTTCAATAGCATTCTTTGGTGGCACTAAAGCTAAACCAGTCATCTGTTTTAATGGACCAGTGTCACGGAATGGAGCTTGTGTTCTTGTTGCTGGTTGGTATTCAGGTAATGCTTGCTTTAATATCGGTATACCTTTTTGAATGTTCTTACCAACAGCCGTTAAGAATGTTCTGCTTTCTTCTGGCTTAGTAACATAGATATCTCTAGGCAAAGCTTCATTACTATCAAAGGCACTGATGATATCGCTAACTTGGTTAAGGGGGACAGTGGCTCTTCCAAGCCAAGCACCAATTAAATCACCAGAAGATCTAGATACTTTATTTAATGCTGTCTGATCTGTTTCTCCATCAGTAGCAACCATAGAAGCAGCAACTTCTTTAATTCTTTCAAGTGATTCTGAAGTAGAGCCTACAGACTTAAAGCCAGTAAGAGCTTCAACTAAGTCCATAGCTTTAAAGTCTTCTGGGTTTCCATTAGCTATCTTGTAATAGAAGTCAGCTAAAGCAAACGGCACATTCACTGGGAATAAATATTTAAGATCTACATTAGTTCCATCATCACTCTTTGCTATGTTCCAAGGAGTGTCTTGGTTTTCTTTTCTATAAGCATAAGCTGCTAACAAAGTAGCCATACCTGTAGCTTGTTGTGCTATCTTTTCTGAGCCTTGTAATAGTAGTTGAGAACCAGCTTCATCACCATTCTTTAAAAGCCTAACACCTTCAATGGCTTCAGCAGCACCCTTACCTGCATACCAAGGGTTGTAATGTTTAGCTGTCCACTGTGTAGCATTCACTAAGAAACGAGCAAAAGGAAATACTGTTGTACTAATTGGTCTTGCTGCTTCTACGCCTTTAACAAAGGCCAAGCCCATTCCCTCAGTAGGTGTCTTACTAAATGTAAATGTAAGAGCATCATCAACACCTTGTCTCAGTACATCAATAGGAATGTTCTTATCTTGTGCAAGTAAATCAACTAAATTAAGACCAGTCTTCCTAAGATTGTTATCAATAGAAGCTGAGAAGATAGCTCTTCTTACATAATTATCCATGATAACAGCAGGTGTATTTAAGATACGGATAGGAGCTATAAGGTCTGAGTTCTTCATGTCCTCGGCTGTAGCCAACATCTTGCTCATCAGCATTGGATTGTTCTTCAGAGCTTCCTCTGTTATCTCTCTTGATAGATCGCCCTGCCCTAAATAAAAGTAACCGCTTACAGTGTCATCAATAACACCATTAAAGCCTTTACCAATGTCGCCAGCTACAGGAGATCCTCGCATCTTTCCAGCTATCTTTCTTCCTGTATTAAAGATGAGAGACTCAAGACCTTCCTCTGCTGCACCATAAGTTAAGTTAGTGCCAACACCAAAGGCGTTACGCATAACTGTACTCATGTTAGTAGTCATGGCAGTAATCATGTTCCTGTCAGCCTTGTCAATCCATCCTTTGAAGGTCATCATTGGACCAGCCACTGGATCTTTCTTACCAAACAAAGCATCAACTGCTTTAGATGCTTCTGGATCTACCTCTTTCATCTTGTTAAGCATTCTGCTAATAACAGACTTGCTTTGCAATGTACGAGCAGCATCACTGGTAGAGACACCATACATAGAAGAGAACTTTTGCAGAGCATCTTCATCTAAGCCAGCAGCCGAAAGCCTAGTCATAAAATTAGGCAAGTCAGTACCAGCATCTGTCATCGATTGTTTGATGACATTATCAGGAAGCTTATCAAAACTATCTAATGTTCTTTGAACAGCTTCAAATGTTTTCTCTCCTGCTTTAGGAGCATACTCTGGTATCTGTTTCCAAATGGAGGCAGCAATAAGATCGGCTTGCTTATCAATTGAATTCTTAACTTGCATCTGTGCAATGCTAGTAGGTGATCCTTGCATGTCTAACAAATCACCACCATCATAGATGTTTGTTGTAGTGACAGATACATTATCAGCAGCTT